TCCAGATGAGACCGTGAGCACTGAACCTGGCTTCTCCGTTGTGTACAAGGATCTGGCACTCCTAGACAAGGACCCAGACCTTGGAAGCTGCGGTAAATGCCGGGCAGGTCACGGACCCCTGGACCCGCGGGGTACGGTGCCCGATAACTCCCGAGCCAACCAAGTCCGTGCTGTCGACGAACGCGTGCTGAAGGTCGCGAATCCGGTAGTGCCGCCTCCCATCTATGACCAGTATCAGGCTGAATTCCGGTCGCTAGTTTGCGACCCCTCATGCCTGACTCCGATCACTGTGGACGAGGTTGCTGCTGCGAAACGCAAGCCAGACCAGAAGGTCAGTCGCGATTTCTCCGAGCTTTTCTGGGACGCGGTATACACAATCCGCTCCTTTGTCTTCCTCAAGAAAGAGGGTGGCAAGCTCGGGGACCCGCGCATCATCACACCAACGTCGGATTGCGACCAAACCACATACTCCCGATTTACCATTGCCATCGGTGCCTTGTTCAAGTTGAAACATTGGTACGCCTTTGGTTATAGTCCGGGGGGACAGGTCCGTCGCGTCTGCCAGCTCGCCGCTCTCCATGCTGAGTTTCTAGCAGTCGACTTCAGTCGCTTCGACGGCACCATCAGTGCCTGGCTCGATGCCGCCTGGCTCGACTTCATGACGCACAGCTTTGGCGTGTCGTACTCTACCTACCTGGTCGCCCTTTACTTGGCGGGCATCGCTGTCGTATGTACCATTGCTCAAGGCATTTCATACGTCAGCATGTTCGCCCAGTTGTCTGGGCGTGACGACACATCGGTGGCGAACTCGTATCGCTCAGGACTGGTACAATACTGTTACCTCCGGACTCTTGGGCACGGACCAGTTGAGGCTTACCGTCTCCTGGGCCTGTCTGGGGGCGACGACACCATCGTGCCCTGTTTTGGGCCAACGTCTGTCGACGTCTTCAAGCAGGTCTGCCGTGACCTCGGGCTAAGCGTTAAAGTTCAAGTCGTCTCCACTGACGAGCCTTTCGATTTCCTTGGCCGGTGCTACCCGGCCGCCCGGCGAGACACGTCGACCTTCTATCCTCTGCAGCTTTTTGCAGTGAAGGCCCACGTCATCTGCACGAGTAAAGAGTTTTCGATCGCCGAGTCGCTGGTCTTCAAGGCTGCCGCCCTCCATCTTACTGAGCGTAGTACGCTCGTCGGGGATTGGTGCCGTGCTGTTTTCCGGACATACCCGGTGCAGGCGGCGCCCGCCCTCCGCGCAATCTCGCGCGGGGATGTGGTGGCATTGCGGAAGATTTTCAGCAACATTGGCGAGGACTGGTACGCTGAATGGCTCCTTGGGTCCGATGATCCGTACCCGCCGTGCACAATCGGGATGGATGAGATGCATGCAGTGTCTGTGGGCTACTCTGGCTACGACCCCACCCGCGTGGAGGCGTTGCAGTACTGGCTCCAGCACAATGCCCTCACCCCGCTTAGCCGCCCCCCGACCCTGAATGAAGATCACTATGCCCCTTTCAAGGTGGCATACTTCAGAGATGGACAAATCGTGGGGGAAATTGGCGACGCACCCGAGTTGACACGGGAGGGGCGCAAGAAGCGCATGCAAGCCCGCGGGCTGGTGCGACAGTTACACAAGCGGCTGGCGGCAACACAAGCAGGTCCCTATGAGGCGTATCTTACGCCCGGGGACATGTGTGCCGTTGATGTCGCGACTGTCCTCCGTGCCCGCGGTGAGCCCATGCCGCCGCGCCCCGCCTCCTACGGCTTTCAGCCGTCGGACGGGCACACAGAAACTGAAGATAGTGCGGCTGGTGGGGGGCCTGGGCCTGGCGGCGCCGACACGGACAGTGCTGTCTCCGACAGCGTGACCGTTGATATCGGTGCCGGCACGGGCCTGGAGTTACCTGAAGCCAGTGCGCCCACTGCCCCCCCTAACCTTGGGCGTTTTGCCCAGGCTGATGACGTCGAGCCGGTCGAGCTTGGCTATGTGCCCTCAGGGTCTGCTCTCCCGCCCATGACAGTTAGCGAAGTCGCGTCCGCGATCCTCGCCGCTGGCTACGCGCCGGAGGTCCCCCTGCAGCTGCCACAGTCCAAGAAGACCTATGACTCCCGCCATCCTCCGCGGGGTAAGCGCGGTGGTTCAAAGCGTGGCAAGCATGTGCCAATCATTGATTCGCA